TTAGAAGCGTTAAATCAAGCGAAGTTAGATAGCGAAGAAAACTTTAGAAAACAACAACAAGACCTTGCCGACAAGTATGATGAGTTGGTTTTGGCTAAAATTGTAAGTAAGGAAGAACAGGAGAAAAACGAGGTTCGGGACAAGTTCTTTGCCATGGAGCAGATGTATGCTGACAATGCAGAAGCGTTAGCATTGATTACTGCTCAAAGAAATAAAGAGATAAAAGAAATAGATGACAAGTATCGTCAAGAAGAAAAAGATGCTGATAAAAAGTCTAACGAAGAAAAGTTAGCAGCACGACAAGAAATTGCTGATATAATCTTAGACTCCGCAAATAGTCTATTTCAAAATCTATTAAGCCTTAATGAATTCTTTGATGAGAATGATGAAAGCGCACAACGTAGGGCATTTGCAAGAACAAAAGCAATACAGATAGCACAAACGATTGTGAACACGGCAGCAGGTATCATGTCTGCATTAGCAACTCCAAATGTTGGAGATCAAATAACGGGAGCGAATTGGGCGAAGGCAGCAGCATTAGCGGCAACAGGTGCGGTACAGATAGCGACAATATCAAGGACACAATTTAAAGGTGGGTCAACATCTTCTGCAGGTGGGCCAATAACAGAACCTAACGCTCCTAACTCCATGACTCCAAATTTTAATATAGTTGGATCTAGTGGAACAAATCAATTAGCGGAGAGCATTAGCGGTATGTTTAGTAGTCCTTTAAGGGCTTACGTTGTGTCAGGAGAGGTGTCTTCGGCACAACAAATGGAACGAAACCGAATCAAAACTGCAACCTTTGGTTAATTAAGTATGAAAATTATAGAACTGATCCTAGATGAAGATGCTATCTTGAATGGCATTGATGCAATAAGCATTGTGGAAAACCCTGCTATTGAAAAAAACTTTGTGGCTCTTAATAAGCAACAGAAGATGCAATTTGCTGAACAAGACAAGGAGCAACAAATTCTATTGGGGCCTGCCCTTATACCGAACAAGACAATCTATCGGCATCAAGATGGTGAAGAGTTTTATGTATATTTTTCTAAGAAGACAATACGCAGAGCATCAGAATTGTTTTTAATGAGAGGCAATCAAAACAAATCAACACTTGAGCATCAAGCACAACTCCATGGTTTGTCTGTAGTAGAGTCATGGATTGTTGAAGATCCTGAAATGGATAAGTCAACATTGTATAATTTTGAAGTGCCAAAGGGCACATGGATGGTATCAATGAAAGTGAATAATGAAGATGTATGGCATAATTTTGTTAAGACAGGCGCAGTTAAGGGCTTTAGCATTGAAGGCTTTTTTGCTGACAAAGTAAGTATGTCTGAAATACAGATGGAGTCATACGCTGATTACCCTGATGACGTAAAAGCCAACGCAAGAAATGTTCTTGACTTTGTTGAGGAAAACGGATGGGGATCATGCGGTACTGACGTAGGCAAGCAGAGAGCCAATCAATTAGCGAAGGGAGAGGCTATTTCTCTTGACACTATCAAGCGCATGTATTCATACCTATCACGTCATGAGGCTGACCTAGATGCTAGCAAATCATATACTGATGGTTGTGGGAAACTAATGTATGATGCATGGGGAGGCAAGTCTGCTCTTAGTTGGTCAAGGAACAAACTCCGTGAACTAGGCGAGTCAGGTGAGGACATGGAGATTGAGGATTTGTTGATGGCTGCCGTTAAGGAGTATTTTAAATGAGCAGAGAATTCAAGACCCCTAGTTATTCAAGCCCACGAAGTCGCGGTAGAGGATGCTTGTGTTGGGATACCAACAAGTATTCTAAGGAGTGTTGCGATGGCAGTCTAAGGGCGCAGGGTATTGGCTCGTTGTATGCACAAGGAACATCTATAATCATAAGGGGTCAGGTATGGAATCAAATTAGTAGTGAGTGGGAAGATCTAAATCAGTTTTGGGAAAACACATAAAAATGAAACAGAAATATCTTTATTAGTTAATTAGTCATGAAAGCAAATATTCTTTTGAAAAAGATCCTTATGGAGTTGGCTGCGAAAAAACATACGTTTGCGCAGATGACCCTAGAAAACGGAACCATCTTAGAGGCTGAAGTCTTTGAGGCAGGTAACGAAGTGTTTATTGTTACAGATGAAGAGCGCATCCCCGTTCCTGTTGGCGATTACGTATTGTCTGATGGTCGTGCCATGAAAGTGGAAGAAGAAGGCATTATTGCTATGGTAGATGCAGGCGCAGAGGTTGTTGCTGAGGACATGCCTAAAGAAGACATTAAGGTTGAGGCCGAAGATGAAGAGGTTGTTGTTGAGATCCCTGAAGAGGTTGCTGCAGAAGTAAAGAGTGTAGTTGAAGCCGTAATTGAAGCAGTTGCTCCTTTGATTGAAGAAGTAAAGGCTGAGATGGCTCAGATTAAGGAGGAAATGAAAAAGTACAAGAAAATGTCTAGTCAGACTTCTACTCGTACAATTAAGCACAACCCCACAACTAAACCTGTTGTAAACAATGTTACGATGTCTGAAAGTCGTACTCGCACAACTACTATTGATCGTGTTCTAGCACGTTTAAGTCGTTAATTATAATGGCTATTCAAAACATTTACAATAAACTTAATAAGTTCTCATCTGCTCAAGGCCGTAAGGTTCAAGATCGTGAGAATAATCAATTTGCTAAGAAGTGGGCATTCTCTTCAGTATCTGAACTTGAAGAGGCTCTTTCAGATCTACAAATTGGATCAGAAGAAGGCGCTGAATTGTTAGGTCAACTTGAAGAGTTCATTGATCAGTTTGAAAACGAAATGAGGACTGCTGGCGACCGATTCAATTCATTGTACAACACAATGATGGAGTATCGCTCAAGCGCACAAGGAGTTTTACAGGAATTTAATGATGCAGCATTTGAATTAGGACTAGATCCCAATTCTGTATCTCAGTATCAAGCCCTGAAAACAGAATCAGAAAAAATAGACGGGTTACGTATCAATGTTGAAGAACAGATGCGCATAGCCCGACAATACATAAATTTTTAATTAACCAAAAACCCCAAGTAACATGGCTACTACAACTAGCATTACTACCACTTACGCGGGCGAATTCGCAGGAAAATATATTGCTGCTGCTTTGCTTTCGGGAGTAACCCTTGACAAAGGAATGATTGAAATCAAGCCTAATGTCAAATATAAAGAAGTTATCAAAAAAATTGCAACTGACGACATCGTTAAAAATGCCGCATGTGATTTTGATGCAACTTCTACCTTGACTTTGACCGAGCGCATTTTGCAGCCCGAAGAGTTTCAGGTAAACCTACAACTTTGTAAGAAAGATTTTCGTTCAGATTGGGAAGCCGTTCAAATGGGCTACTCTGTTTACGACAACCTACCTCCTTCATTTTCTGATTTTCTTATCGCTCACGTTGCTGAAAAAGTAGCGCAGCGTATTGAGCAAAACATTTGGGCAGGTATCAACGCAACTGCAGGTCAGTTTGATGGTTTCACTACTTTGTTCGCTGCCGACTCTGACGTTATTGACGTAACTGCTACAACTGTGACTGCTTCTAACGTAATCACTGAACTTGGTAAAGTTGTAGATGCAATTCCTTCAACGCTTTACGGCAAGGAAGATCTAGCGATCTTCGTTCCTCAGAACGTAGCAAAGGCTTATGTACGTGCGCTTGGTGGCTTTGGTGCTTCAGGTCTAGGTGCTAATGGTGTTGATAATAAAGGCACGATGTGGTACGGACAGGGCGATATGTTCTTTGATGGTATCAAGATCAATATGGTAAATGGTTTGGCTTCAAACAAAATGGTTGCTGCACAGAAGAGCAATTTGTACTTCGGTACAGGTCTTCTCAGCGATGCCAATGAAGTGAAATTGCTTGACATGGGAGATTTAGACGGAAGTCAAAATGTTCGTGTAATCATGCGATTTACAGCAGGCGTTCAGTACGGATTTGGTAGTGAAGTTGTTTACTACGCATAATCAGAGATAATATAAATCAAAGGGGGGCTTGGGCTATGTCCTCGCCCCCTTTTTTAATTCAAATAAACAATGGCGTGTGATTTAACTGCGGGGCGAGCAGTCCCATGTAAAGATGTTGTAGGAGGCCTTAGGGCGGTATATTTTGTGGACTTCAATGACATTCCACTTAGTGCCGTATCATTTGCGCCATCTTCTGCAACATTTGATGAAATTCTTGACATTTCAGGAACATTCAATGCTTACAAGTACGACCTTAAAGGAAATTCAAGTTTTGAACAAACGATTGTTTCTGCACGTGAGAACGGCACTACATTCTTTACTCAAACATTGAACTTGACTTTAACGAAGTTGAGCAAGACTGATAACAAGCAACTAAAGTTGATGGCTTATGGAAGACCGCAAGTTATTGTAGAAGACTACAATGGTAATGCGTTCTTTATGGGCTTAGAGTATGGTGCTGAGGTAACGGGCGGAACGATTGTTACAGGCGCTGCTATGGGTGATATGAGTGGCTATACCTTGACTTTTGAAGGTCAAGAGAAAGCACCTGCTTATTTCATTGAAGGAGCGGTAACAGGAAATCCTTTTGCGGGATGCGCTTGTACTGACACTATTGTGCTAGGAAGTAATTCCTAAACACTATCTTTGAATAGTTATATTGACTTGCTTTAGTGTGTGTTTTCGCAAGTCAATTAAATGACCTCCATTCGTGGGGGTCTTTTTTTTGTAACAAAATGAGTATATCTTAGTTATTAGTTTATGTTACGCCTTGAGCCAACAAATAATAATCAGACAATTAGGTTTATACCTTCTGAGCCATACGATAATGGCGTGGATCCATATTTACCATACTCGTTTGTTTTTCTAGATGAGGAAACTAAAGACGTTACTTTGATAAATGTTAGCGGTGATTTTGTAACTAATGATGATGGTGTCGTTACTTTAACAAAACAATGGGGCTTTTCTGCTAGTCAGGAAAATCATTATTTGATGATGTACGTAATGAGCAAACCGACAGGCGTTACAATTACAACTAGTAATTATTTAAACTACTTTGGATATGTTGTTTATTCATGCAAGATATTTTTAATGGATGATAATAGTCTGTTGCCTCAGTTGTATTCAGTAAACAATGTAGATTACGATGACTACACGCAGCAACCATCTGACAATGATTTTATAATACTATGAGCAACATTCGTGTAGTAAGCCTAGCGACATATACAAGTCCTGTCGTTAAGGAAATGCAAAATAAGGATTGGGTATCCTATGGCGAGGACAACAATTATTTTCAGTACCTCATAGATAGGTATAACGGATCTGCAACAAACAATGCTATTATAAATGGCATGATTGAAATGTTGTA